ACTATTAACAGAATTAAGTTCTCTTCTTAATCTAGATAACTCAGCATTAGATTCTTTTAAACCCCCAACAAACTTTTTATCAAAGTCTACCTGCCCTAATTCCTTTTTAATGAGGCGAATTTGTTCTTTGATCTCATCTAAATTATTCTTAGCCATTTGATTGTTTTATTATAAATATTATTATTTATAACTTGTTTTACCTTTATATGGTTTAGATGCAGAAGTAAATTCAGGGGTGTTGATTTTACCATCAGTTGAGATTAAAGTTTTATTACCTTTTTTACCAGATTTTGCTGCTTCTATTTCCTTTTTCTGGTTGGTATAATGGTCATTTAATTGAGACATTGTAAATTTACGTAGCCATATAGGCATATTATATACAGTATGCCAATCATACCCCCCCTGACCATGAAATACTATACTATGGATAGATTGAAATAATAATTTTCTATATTCCTGAGTTATATCAGGCGTCAGGCCAAAAAAAGTTTAGCCCAACAGGGACTACAACTTCCTCCCCTCCTTCAAGCACAACGTTCATGTCTACATCCGGAGATATACTTTTAACATGATCTCTAAATGCTCTAGCATCTCTTGCTAAGAAATAATTATCAACAAAATCTCTAATTTCTTTTTTTTCATCTTTACCATCTACAGAAGTAATCATATATTTTAACCTTGTAGTAAGTAGGGGTGAAGAATTTGGAGAAATTTTCTTTAACCCAGATAATTCACGATCAATTTTCTTTTCATCAACACCATTTAACATTTTAAATGTTAAAACTGTACCAGTGTGTTCTAATGTATAAGTAAATTCATTTTGGGAGTTTTCTAATTGTGTGTAATCTATATCTTTAAAACCTATTTCAGTTAAATCTATTACTTCCTCCTTACCCGATATGGTTACTTTATATTCTTTACCATATCCCAAGATTCGTGTAGCAACCATTAAAGAATTTTTATCCCCTGTGTATAAATCTTCTACTTTTATTTCTTTATTTATAATTACAGCCTCTAATAATTTATTTAGAACTGTACCTTTTTGGATGTAAGATGTATTAGTTAAAATATCTTCTTCCTTTGCTGTCATATATTTGATTTCTACTTTACCACTTGATAGAGGGTGGTCTTTTGGATATAATAATCCTTTTGAAGGTAATTCAACCTCTTCGGTTGGGAATTTAAATTCACTCATATAAATTTTATTTAGTTATAACTTTATTAATTCTAGTTATACATATGTAATATAAAAAAAAGCTTGGCCGAAGCCAAGCAATTTTCAAAGGAAAGTGAAAAAAATTTTTAGAAATTTAATATACAATAATCTGGTTGTACTGTAATCTGTAATTCTACAGCAGCACTTTCATTATCCCAATTATAATCTCCAAAGGTAGCCTCTGTAATCATTGCACCTTTAATAATCCATTCAGATACGATATCACCTACAGGTCCTAATACGTTCATAGTTAAATCTTTCTTATAGAAATCACTATATCCATCTCTACCTGTTACTGATTCGTGATGTAATCTCACCCATTCCATTACAGCTTGCGCTCCAGATGGTGTAATCGGGTCAAATAACGTCATTTGTATCGTATTCCAAAGTGTTTTACCTTTAACGTATCTTGCAACGTTAATATGGTTTAATTGAACTGAACCTTGTGTTAATGAAACAGCTCCCATACCTTTAATTTGGTATGAAGGAATCCCGTCAACATACATAATAAATCTATTCTGTTGCTTTGGCTCAAATGCTGTATAAAATATTTCGTTTGGGTCTAATACTGCCATTTTATTGTTTTATTTTATTATAAATATTTATCTTTTTAGTTTTTATTCAGGAAATGTTGCTCCAGTTGGTAAAACATTGAAATCCAAAATTACGAATTCAGCTGTTTTAGTTGGTTGTAGGTAAATTTGTCCTACTAGCTCATTTCTGTCTATTACATCTGGTGTGTTATTTGTCTCATCCATTACAACTTGGAAAGCATATAATCCTTGTCTTTGTTGTACTGATTCTAGGTATGGGTTTACTTGTGCTAAGAAATTATTTCTTGTAGCAATTGTATTTTGTTCAAATACTAAGTTATCCGATACTTGAGTAATATAACTCTTAAGTGAGATTAATAATCTACGTACATTTACTCTATCTAAAGCACTTGCTCTTTTCTGCAATGTTTTCTGTCCAAATACTACAACTCCACTTCCTGGGAATGTAGCTATTGGGTTTATATTTGCTTCATATAATGTATCTCTGTTACCTGATGTTAATTTTCTTTCTGCTCTTATTACACTTCCTAAAGCTCCTCTAATTAAACCTGCAGGTGCGAACCATGGGTCTGAAGATGAATCAGTAAATGCGTATACTGCTGGAATATACGTTGAAGCTGGCGCCCAAACTGTTTGTCCAGTAGCTGAGTCGATTGTTTGTAACCATGGCCAATATGTTGCTGAATACGATGTGTCATATCCTGCTGCTTGATTGGTTACTGTGTTTATAGTACTGTTATAAGGTACTAAATCTATTACTGAAATACAATCCGTTCTACCTTGTGCTAAAGAAACCAATTGGCTTGTTTGTGCATGTATAGATCCTATTAATCCCGGAGCTGATATTACATTAAATTGGTAATCATCTTTGTTGCTTAGTAATTTTATAGATGATGTATAATCATCAGGGCTAATACCTTGTATGTTTGTTGTAGATATATTTTCGTTAAATTTAGCATCACCATTTTCAAAATTATTACCTGTAGCACCTGCAAATGAGCCTGATGCTAATTGAGGTAAACTTCCTGTGTATTGGGCTTTAGCTGCTCCACTATTATCAAAATATTGTGGAGTTGGTGAATTTACATTACTAACATAAGTATAAGCACTTCTATTAATATAATTACCATTAGTTTTTACATAGTAATCAGTTCCATCCTGCTCTATAGTATAATAAGTATCACCTATTGCTTTTGCTACATAATTAGCTGCAGTAGGATCTAATGATAGGTTATTATATGTTTCTAATACTGCTTTTTGTGTTGTAGTATCATTACCTCGTCTAAGGAATAATGAAAATTGTCCTGAAGATGTATTTACAGATCCAACTTCCCATCTAATATTATCGGCTGTACCGTTATCTAAAGTTCCATTAGCACTATCTACTGCTTGGTAATTATTCATTATTACCCCTTCAGAAATAGTTTTTAATGTAAAAGAAGGAATATATTGTAAATCATCAGCACCTAATGTAACTACTCCTGCACTTGAATTAGTAATATTTCCTACTATAAGTGTTACTACTAAATCTCCAACAGCACCTGTAAATCCAGCTGCTTGTAAATTTGATTGTGTAATTGTTATTGTGTCTCCTGAAGCGTATCCAATACCAATGGCAACTGGTATTACAGATACTAAAGTATTTATTCCATCTCCTGTTATTGATAATGTTGCTCCACTACCGTCTCCATCTGTGTCTGTTGCTATTGTTACTGTTTGTGCTACTGTTCCCATATCAACAGCTGCTGTTTGACCAATAAGATCACCTGATGCTAACATTCCAGCTCCTAAATCTCCTGCTGCTATATCTAATGCGTTTCCTGATTCATAATCCGAACCAGCTGCTGTTACTGTTATACTTGTAATAGTATTTCCACTTACCACAATTGTTGCTGCTGCACCTGTTCCTGACCCACCTGATAATGATACAGTGTTGTATGTAGCATCTACTGCATTAGTTGGGTTAGTAGTAATAGATGGTAATAAAGCATCTGCTAAAGTAACTAATTTACCTCCATCATCATTTTGACTTGGTATTTCTGAAGATGCAGGATCAAAACTTCCTGTTACTACTCTTGTTACTAAAAGTGATTCACCTCCTTGTGAGAAATAATTTCTTGCTGCAATTGAGTTTAAATAAGTGTAATATTGAGATCCACTTTCTACCGATCCTCCAAAAATAGCTTCGTATTGAGAATAAGAACCCACTGCTGTTGGGAGATTAACTGGACCTTTTACTGCTGGTCCAATAATTGCCGCACCAAAAGCTATGGGGCGGTTTCCAATGAATGATTGATCGTTTTCTCTTGCTAATACACCTGGAGATATTAAAGATTCTGCCATTGTTATGTTTTATTATTGTTTATTTTGTTATAAATATTAGAAATATTCTCAAAAAATTAAGCTATTGGAGTAAATTCTCCACTTTCTAGATCAATATTACCTTCTCCGTACTTATTTTGTAGTTCCAAAGCTGTTTTTTGTTGAGATATTTCTAATTCCTGATATTCTTTTATTAAATCTTTCTTAGTATTTTCAAGTGAATTAATTTGTAAATCTAATTTACCCAAACTTACTATAATTATATTAATTTTTTCTTGGTATTCTTTTAAAGGTTGCAACTCTTTTTCTGATAACTTTTTATTTTTCATTTTATTTATTTTAATTTATTATAAATATATAATAGGGGATTTAAAGTTAATTTCTACTACGGCCATCTGTAGTAGGGTTTTGGGTTACATGAGTTGTACCTTTTAAATCACTAACAGCCTCAGTTGTTACAATAACTTTTGCTTTTGAATTATATACTTTAGTAGCATTTAATTCTTTTTGGATTGTATCTGGTATTATATATCCACGTAATCTTAGATTAAATTCACCTTTTACTAACCTATTTTGACCTTGAGATAATTCAGTAGCAGTTGTAAATTGATCTATAAATGCCCTAAATTGAAATCTTTCTGGATTCCCCCAATATGCATCTGAAGCGTATTCACAGGCCTCAATTACTTTATTTAATTGTTCCATATAATATGTCTGGATTAAACAAGTATATTCTAATGTTACATAATCAGGTTGTGCTACTACATGAAATTTTTCTACTGGTTTTCTATTATTTAATGTTGAGAAGTTACTATAGAAGTTTTTAGAACTAAATTGTTTAGACCAAGTCCCATATAAATTAGGTTGATTAGCATCCAATTTATTTGCTACTGTTCTATCTTTTGCAATACTATTTCGTTTAATTACAATAATAGGTAACATTATAGCTCCTTTTTTATCTCTATAAGAACCATCTTTTTGATATTGGTTCCATCTCTCTGAAGCTCCATACATTATAGGAACATCTCTTCTAGAACCATTTTGATATACAAAAGGTTTTATATGGTTATTGAAATAATAAAATATAGCTTCGTCAATATCTTTTATACCAACGGAGTATTGTTTTGTTTTATCTTCTTTAAAGCTCATCTTAGTAGACCTATTAAAAGGAATACCTGTTTCTTGATAATTAGAAGGAGTGTTTTTTAATTCATTAACATCATTAGGGTTAGCCTGAATGCCTCTACCTTCAATACCCGGAAATGGGTTTTGCTTTTGTTTACTTAATGTTAACTGGTATTTAGGTTGTGGTTTTCTTGGTTTCGCCATTAGAATCTTTCTTTATAAGGTGAAATATTAACTTTATCTGCGGGAATATAATAAGTAGAAACTAATATTGAAACACTTTCCCCAAATTTTTCAAGTCCTGGGTTGAGTGGGTTAGGAGTTCCATCATAATCATTATTTGGATATGATGGGTTTTTCCCACCCCAATATTGGTTAGCAATAGTACTTTGTACCCCATAGTAACCTTCTTGATATAAAATTATATCACCTACTTCAGGTACAATATTACCTTTTATTAAATCATCTCTAAGAAAATAAAAATTAATACTTTGTACAACATCAATAAGTTCAAAATCCCCTCCAGGAAAGGCTTCATCATCTCTATCTATTAATACATTAAATAAGAAAGGACCATTATAATATTTTTCTTCTGCTGCTTCACCATATAGATTTACTTTAGTTTCTTCTAATTTAAATTGATATATAGCACATTGTTGAGTAATTATATTACCCATTAGTTCTCTATTGAGATGTCTTAATAAAGAAACATCTCGTTGTGAAGTAAACATTGCCATATTATGCTATATATATTGTGTATGG